AAAAGATGAAAGAAGGAAGTTGTCAAAAATATATGAGAACCCCGCCACCAGAACTTTCACGATATTGCCTCCTGAAATCAACATTTTGTTTAGACAATACTTTGGTGATTTTGCCGCCATGGTAATGACTAACAGAACAAGGCTATTTTGTCAGGTGGGAATTAACCCTGAAAATATGGAGTGGAGTGATTTGATGCATGCCTTCCTAAGTAAGTCCACACAAGGTTTTGCTGGTGACTACTCAAAGTTTGATGGTATTGGTGATCCTCAGATTTATCATTCCATAACGCAAGTGGTCAACAACTGGTACAATGATGGGGAGGAAAATGCACGAACACGCCATGCTCTTATCAGTAGTATAATACACAGAGAGGGGATTGTGAAGGAATATTTATTTCAGTACTGTCAAGGGATGCCATCAGGTTTCGCCATGACGGTCATTTTTAACTCCTTTGTGAATTATTACTATCTCGCAATGGCGTGGATGAATTTGGTGTCTCACTCTCCTCTCAGCCCTCAAGCTACTGTCAAGGACTTTGATGTTTACTGTAAGGTTGTTGTCTATGGAGATGACAATATTGTGTCAGTGGATAAGAACTTCCTTCAGTACTACAATTTAAGATCAGTGGCTGCATATTTGTCACAGTTTGGGGTCACATATACGGACGATGCCAAGAACCCTATAGAGAAGAGTGTTCCCTTTGTGGACATCACCTCAGTCTCATTCCTTAAAAGAAGGTGGTTACCCATAGGAGGGAGGATCTCTACAGTGTACAAAGCACCACTGGACAAGTCTAGCATTGAGGAGCGCTTGCATTGGATTCGTGAGTGTGATGATGATGTGGAAGCCCTTAATCAAAACATTGAAAGTGCATTATATGAAGCAAGCATACATGGTAAAATATATTTTGGAGACTTGCTACAAAGAATCAATGATGCCTGCGATGCAGTTATGATACCACCACCCTCCATCACATATAAGGAATGTCAGAAAAGGTGGTGGACTTCCATGACAGGAGGAGCACTCGATGCTGCCAGTTTAACGCGACTTTTTAAGGTTGCTGAGAATGGGCAGATCGATACTCGAACTGTGTGGAAGGATCGTTTTCTTGGGGAAGACAAGTCTATCACTGATATGCTGAAGGCTGCAAAGGCAGTTCCTTTGGCTGCATACCATGTGTAATCCCCATAACTCTGTGCAGAGTATAACAGCACGCAAACAGGTTATCGATAAAACATGTTAGTAGTCATCAAGTAAGGATGGAACTGAAAGGAGATTGGAACCCCAGTGTGAACGTTGGCAGACCCTTTGAAACGGAGCTATGACTCTCAAGTATTAGGGATGACTGCTGGCTTGTAAGCTGGATCGTTACCTTCTGAATACGTATCCTACCCTGAGTGAATGACAGTACATGTTACACGAGTACTCTCTTTAGAGAGGACCAGATCCCACTATGTGAGATCTCCCAGGAATTGACCTGGGTTCCCTGTTTATATGGGGCAACAACTTGGTTGTAAAACAAGTTCAGTTTTGCTGAATCTGAAGTTCAAAATCAGCTACCTTTCAAGGTTATCGACAAAGCACGCTGGTAGTCATCAAGTAAGGATGGATCTGAAAAGAGATTGGAGCCCTAGTGAGAACGCTGGCAGACCCTTTGAAACGGAGCAATTATGAGACTCTCAAGTATCTGGGACTACTGTTGGTTAGTAAGCTAGATCGCTACCTCCTGAATACGATTCCTACCCTGAGTGAATGACAATGCGTGTTACGCGAGTACTCTCTTTAGAGGGGACCAGGTCTTTTATTGGACCTCCTAGGAATAGACCTAGGTTCCTGATTCGTCAGGCAACAACTTGGTTGTAAAACAAGTTCAGTTTAGTCAAGTCTGATGTACAAACTTGACAATTCATAGTGTGTGGTTTTTTGCGATGCACTTCTGATGTACCCATATGTGCCATCTTGTTTATCCTGAATTGGATTAAATTTGGTAAGTGTTATGGTGAACCCAGTAGGCTAGCTTTTCTTTTGTTACACTCTTTCTCATGTCAACGTGGTGTTGAAATGAGCGCTTGGTCAGCGGAAAATAAAGTTGGACGTACATTTTATCCAACAGACTACGGCAGGCGAGACACGCCGTCGTCCCTATAGGGGGAAGTAGCTCCAGGCATTCAAACCTGAAGTGTTCAGTTTAATCTCTGATCCTCCTCCGGGGGAAAAAGGAGACTTATTCTGTTAAGCCGTATCTACGACTTACGTGAAACGACCACCTGTTCTGGTGTAAACCCAGGATAATCACATAGGTAGCTGTGTGGTGTTTCAATCAATGAGATTCATCCGATTACGGATTACTTATTGGTGTTAGTCCCGACTGTTCAATATGATGTGGGTAACTCCCTTCAGCTTGAGCTAGGCACACTTCTTCATGGGTTGGTGCTGCTGTGTATTTTAATACCAGTGCTATATCAGAGATGGAAGTAAATCATTGAATCAAATGTCGATGGGGCCCAATGCGCACCCGATTTGGTTATGTTTTCCATTCTCTGTGTCAGTATAGAAAATAGTGGGG